TAATGTTGACACGATCGGAGGTGCGTTCATCTAATCCAGTTCCTTTTGGGATTTGCACGAGATTATGGGTGTATAGGGTTCGAGTGTCTTGGGTTGCCATATCGAGAAATTTTTCCCTATTCTTCACACCTCTGTACCGCATACCGAAGCCTATGGACCTGCGCTTCTTCATCCGTGCACGCGCTGCTCGGCGTCGTTTGATGCCGCGATAGACCCCATAACCTGCTAAAGCTCCCAGCGCCAAAGCGCCTCCAGTATATCCCCTGGCTACTAAAGCACGTTTGGCAGTAACACGGGAGAGAGCGGCCGCGTATCTTGCTCTCTTGTGGATTCTCGCTGCTGCCGCAGCTCTTGCCATTGCCCGTGTGTACACCATTGCTCATAATTTTGTTAGGGTCGCACTCCTCGAATTTATGTTAGGTCTGCACACTCCCCTCGGTTAGGGCGGTGTCGACATCTCCCCTTAAATGTGACCAAGGAATAGTATTACCCTTGGTCACTTCTTTCTCTTCCCGAAGTGTCCTGTCCGTCGTCAGTTTTCCAATCGGCGGGGGTTGAGAGGGGGCAGTGGTAGCGCTGGACGTATGGACGCATAGGCCGGCGCGGAGGTTGGGCGTATGGGAGCCCCCCGATGATGTTTTTTGCGAGGGGGTCGCTCGACGCAAGCGGGAGGTATGGTGGAGCGTTTTTTCGAAAAAAGACGTGGGCGTGCCAAATTTAATTTCGAGCGACTCATAACCTAATTGGAAAACTTCCCTCCGAGGGAAACTTCCCTCCGACATCCGACGCTAGTCGGCTACTCAGGTCATAAAAAATGAGTTCGAAGAACTGGTGTTTTACGTTAAATAACTACTCGGAACAGGAGTATCGCCACATTGTGGAATATGCCGAGTCAGATCCTGGATGTCACTACCTTGTTGCCGGTCGTGAGGTTGGCGAAAGCGATACACCTCATCTCCAGGGATTTGTGTGTTTTACAGGGCGAAAGTCTCTTACCCAGGCGAAGGCTATCCTTGGAGCTAGACTCCATCTCGAAGTTGCGCGTGGTACACCTTCGCAAGCTGCTGATTATTGTAAGAAAGATGGAGATTATGCCGAATTTGGTACCTTGCCTGTTTCCCAGGGTCACCGTTCAGATTGGGATGCGTTCCGCGAGTACGTCGTGGATTTGGGCAGGGTCCCTAACGATCTCGAAATCGCAGGCCGTTTTCCGAGTCTCTTCGCCCGGTACCATTCATCTTGCCGTACGATTGCTCAAGCTTGTCTCCCTCGTATTAGGCTCGTGCCAGAAGGGAGTGCCCTTCGTAATTGGCAGAGTGAGCTTTTTGATGTATTAGAAGGAGATTGCCCTCAGGGTGATCGTTTCATCCATTTTTACATTGATTCTACTGGTAACACTGGTAAGAGCTGGTTCTGTAGCTACATGTTGGATAAATTACCTGAAAGGACTCAGGTGTTAGGAGTTGGAAAAGTTAGCGATATTGCATACATGCTTGATAGCGAAAAAGACATTGTTCTAATTGATTGTGAGCGTTCGGCGTCTGAATTTTTACAGTACAGGATTCTGGAACAGATGAAGAATCAGAGAGTTACGAGTACGAAGTACAGTGCGACAGTGAAACTGTTTCGGAAGTGTCCTCATGTGATAGTGTTTATGAATGAAGAACCTAATATGGAAGCATTATCTACGGACAGGTATGTACTTAAGTACCTTAATTGACAGTGTCATTGAAGTAACAGACGGACCTCCATTGCACTTGGTAATTTGCGGTTTCTACTGCGCCACCATTAGTGCTGTAATCAACGTCGGCCCACCAGACTAGGAAGACTGGGTCAGCTTCTACGTCAGCGCTTGCAGTAGTTTCGTAACGTAGTTGACGGTTAAACTTGATATACTTGTTGATAGTTTTATATGTGTTTCGGTTGGAGCTGACTTCGGACGTGCCACTGTTATTGATTTTTGGTCCTAACTTGAATCTCCAGCGGTGGAGGATATTGTATTGGTCTGAGTTGATGGGGTTAGTCATCATTTGGAGATAGTTAAGCGAAGTGCTGAAGTTTATTGCCCGATCGGCACCATATTGACGGAAGAATTCAGTTGTTGACACACTGGTGCTATTTTTTGGCGATAGAATAGCGAAACAAAATGTTTGTGCTGAGACGTTCTCGAGAGATTGGATGTTGATTGTAAGCTTCCATCCTTTAATGTTGACACGATCGGAGGTGCGTTCATCTAATCCAGTTCCTTTTGGGATTTGCACGAGATTATGGGTGTATAGGGTTCGAGTGTCTTGGGTTGCCATATCGAGAAATTTTTCCCTATTCTTCAC